TCCACGAATTGGAAAAACCCCAAAACGATCTCGGTTAGGAAGACCTTTTAAGACCATCGAAGCTGCAGAATTTCCTTCAGTAATAATCAATACACATTCTTTCCAATATTTACTATCAGCATCATTAGCATCTTCTAAATTAGGAATACTAGAAATAATTGTTCGTCGGTCAGTTTTAACCTTTGAACCTGAAATTTCATCTGTTGCTTTACCAAATTTAATAGCATTTTCAACAATACTAGTCTTAAAAACATCATCAATAAACTTTTCACTGACTTCACACTTAGGAAATAGTTTATTAATCTGTGTTGTTAATTCTTCTTTAATTTGTCCACTAAATTCAGGGCTATCAATTGTACAATTCACAAAAATCATCATATTATAGCGTAAAACACTCTCTTTTAATGGTTCAATCTTTTTCTTTTTAAGACGCTCATTAATACCATTAAGAATTTGTGCAAAAATATGCTGGATATGACGACCACCTTTAATGGTTCGGGCACCATTAGCAAATGAAATTTGTTTTCCAGTTAATTCAGTTGAAAAATTAGGGGTGATAGCAATCTCCCAATTTGAACTAAATTTTTTGTAAATAATTTCTTTTTTATTACAACTTTCATCATTAAAATGCATCATAACATAATCTTCAAAATCACTAACTTTAATTATAGTATTATTAAAGAAAACATTGACTTTTTTATCAGTACAACCTGCAATATCATAAGCACGAGCTTTACACATTGCTAAGAAATCATCAGTAATACCAGTCATATTAAATCGCTTGAAATCAGGCTTAAATTTAATTTGAGTGTAAGGAGATTGAGAATGATTATCTGTAATAATAGGAGGCTCAGATATTTTCATATTATCACGATAAGTTTGAACATATTTTTTCTTGTGGTAATGATCAACAGTTTCAACAATGAATTCAGTGCTGTAAATGTTTGCTAATTTAGCACCATAACCATTTTTACCTCCAACAAATCGTCGAACACCTTCTTTGTAATTTGATGATGTTAATAAATAACCAAAAATCATATCAGGAATATAAATATCCTCAGTTTGATGCTTACGGATTGGAACACCATCACCATCATTACGAACACTAATAAATCCTTCTTTTTGATTAACTGTAATCCAAATATTTTGAACAGGAATTGATTTTTTATCGGTATTTTCCTCTAAACCTGTGTTTAAACGAACATATTGATCGCGAGCATTGACAATAACTTCATCAACAATTTTATAAAATCCTTGGACGTATTCAATTTGCTTATAAATCATTGAAATTTTACCATCTTCATCTTCTTCAGGAATGTAGAGAAATTCTTTAATAGGACTAACTGAACCAATATAACTGTCAGGACGACTTAAAATATGGTTGTGTAAATCTGTTTTGTCATAAACTTCATCTTGTTTTGATTTGGCTTCAGTAGCAGTAGATTTAACTTTAGGTTTGACTTCTTTAGCAGCAGACATTTTAGTTGATTTTAATTTGAATAAAATTTAAATTTAAATTTAGGGGATAATATATGTTAAATATTTATGTAAATTAAATAATTAACAACTATTTTAAACTCTATTTTTTAAATTCAATTTTTATTTTTCTTTTTAAATCTTAAAATTATCTTAAAATTTTTAATCTGTTTTAAAATTAAATAAGTATCTCTAGTTAAACTTTAATGGAAAATAAAGAAATACAAAAAGAATTAAATTTTAAAATAAAAGATATTAAAAAACATTTGATTCATGATAAAAATTTTAAAAATAATCAAAAAACTTTTTTAATTTTTATGATTTTTATTAAACATCGTAATAAAAAAGCATCAATCTTATTAGAATTAGAAAAATTAAAAGCAAAAGGATATCTTAAAGGTGATATGAATGATTTATATAAGAAATTTAAACCATTAGTTATACCTTTAGCTAAAATTTACTTTTTAATAAATCAACAATTATTATTGAAATCATCTTTAAAATCATCTTTAAAATTATCTTTAAAATCATCTTTAAAATCTAAAACAAATAAAAAAAGTAAAACAAAGGGAGGTTTTTTGTTTATGTTAGAGGATAAAGGAGACCAACCAATAACAGGTAAAGATTTAACAAATGTCTTGGATAAATATAGTGAAAGTTTAGAATTATTATTTTTTACTAAATATGGACAAGATCCAACTGTTAAGACAGAATCTGGAGAAGAATTAACGACTGATATTGCAAATCCAATGACTGGATTTAAAACTATTTTAGATCTTTCTAGGAAAAAAATATATGATGGTTTATTTGACCAATCTGGTGTATTATTTAAAAATTTTCAAAATATAAGTATTAATGATTTATTTGATGCTTATCAATATTATAGTTTATATAAATTGTATAATAAGGAATATAAAAAATCAGAGTCTCTTAAAAATAAAAAAATCCCACAACCTCCAGCAGAACCAACTCTAGGAGAACCAACATTTGGAAATATTTCATTAAAACCAAAACCTAAACGAAAAGCTAAAATTAAAACATCATCAAGAGTTTAAACTTTTAATATTAAAGTTAATATTAAAGTTAATATTAAAGTTAATATTAAAATAAAAAAATTAAAATATTTTTTTCTTATAATTCTATTAAATTATAATATTTAATATTAAAGAGAATAAAAAATATAAAAAAATGGAATTAAATCAAAAAATAATTATAGGTTTTTTAGTAATTGTTATATTAATTTTAATATTTTCTAAAATATCAATTGGATTTAGTGGAGATCAATCAAATTTAATAAATGATAAATTACAACAATTACAAAATAAAATTGAAAATGCAGGAAAATTAAACGAAACTAATACAACAACAGGTTCTTCTGGAATGTATGGACCATCTGGATTTGACCCAAAAAATAGTGGATTATTATCAAATGACTTTAAAAAACAATTAGATGAAATTGAAAATAAATTTTACTATGATAATTGTAGAAATAAAAAATTATAAAAAATTATAAAAAATTATAAAAAAATTTAATATTTTAATATTTTAAATAAATAAAATTATAATAAAAATATTATAATAGTATAAAAGTATAAAAATGACTTATAATTTACAAAATCAAGATTATGTTTTTATCCCAGGTGGTGAAAATCAGGAAGCAGTTTCTAACTTAATAACAAATTTAAGAGAAAAAACAATAAAATTACAAAATAATTATAGAGATAAAATTAAAGATATTCAAAATACTATTTATACTCATAAAGATGATGACAATAAATTACAAACTATGTTTGATAGACAAAAAGATTTAGAAAATCAAGAAAACCTTAAATTTTATCAAAATTATCAACGAAACCAAAATGCGAAAATTGAAGAATTATCAAGACAATCAAATGAATTACAAAGAAACCTTTATACACCTGATTTTTTTACAGAACAAACTTATGGAACAATTCAATCATCATATGGACAACATTTATCATTAACTCAAGTTCCAGATACAAAATTAATAAATGATAAAAATTCTTATATGATTAATGTTAATCAAAGTTGTTTATTCTATGATAAAAATAAAGATAATTTTTCACTTAAAAAGTGTGATAGTAATTCATATGGACAAAAATTTCAATTAACACCTATTTATGATGAACTTTCATATTTAAAAAATTTTAGACAAAATCCTACACCAGAAACAATTAAACAATTTCCATTTAATATAGTAAAACCAAACATTTCAAATGGAACAAGATGTTTAACAGATAATAATGATACAGGAATTTCAATTAATGAATGTAATAGTTTAGAAGGACAAAAATGGTTTGGTTTAAAAAATATTCCACAAAAATGTTTTTTAAATTAATTTTTATAGTTTTTATAGTTTTTATAGTTTTCATATTTTCATATTTTATTATTTTTATATAAAAAAAATAAAAAGTTTCTTTGATAATATCAAGATAATAAACAATAAATAATTATAAAAAAATGAAAATAATTTTAATATTAATTTTAGTAATTGGTTTTTATATATTTCTTAATTGTTATATGAATAATCATAATCATAATCATAATCATAATCATAATCATAAAAGTCAAGAAAATTTTGTTGTTAATTCCTCAAAATATTTAGACAATGAAATTAATGATAAATTAGATGAAGCAATTAAAGAGTTAAATGACATTAATGTTATTAAACCAATTGATAAAAATGCAATTTATGAATTAACTGCTACGCAATTCACACCTAATGCAAATGATACTTTATATAAAAATAAGGAAGATATACAAAATAATAAAATTATTACTTTAAAAAATAATATAAAAACATTTATGGATGAAAATACTTTTATTTTACCTAATAGTGAAATTAAAATAAATTCTATTAAATCTTTACAAAATTCACAACCTTTAACAGTTACATCACTAGAGAATGGAAATTATTTAATTAATGTTAATAATAAATGTTTAGAAACAAATGCTCTTGCAAAAACTACATTAAAACCTTGTAATGCTGATAATCCAAATCAATATTTTAGTTTAGATACTATTTTTAATTTTAATGATTATGAAAATAGTTTAAATAGTGATGGAGAAAAATATTCAATTGATAAAGCAACATTTAAATATCCTTTTAATATTGTTAAATCTATAGCAAGTGATAATTGTTTAACAAATGATAATAGTGTTTTAACAATCACTCCTTGTAATCCTAATATTTCTCAACAATGGTCAGGTTCAAAAGATCCTATTTTATGTTCTTATGAACAAGTATCGTAAAGTGCATCTTTAATTTAGAACTTAATGTTATAATAATATTTTTTAGCTTTAGAGGCTTATTTAATTTTTTTAAAATGATTTTGCCTAACACTTTTTATAAAAAAGTGTTTTTAAATAAAAGTTTAAAAGTATTTTTGATGAAAACAAATTTCTTAACATTAATTAAAAGTTAATAAAAGTTAATAAAAGTTAATAACTCTTAATTTTAATAACAAAAAAATGAAAATGAGTATAGAAAATATTTTAGGAATTATTATAATAATTGTTTTAGTATGTGTTATTTTATATTATTTAGTTAAAAATCGTATGTCTTTTAATAAATCAATTGAAGGATTTGACACTATTGAAACTCCTACTGAAACTCCAACTGATACTTCTACTAACAATCTAACTAATACTCCTACTAATATTATTGGTAATATTATTACTAATAATAAAAATATTTGTTCGAATCTTTCATTAGTTGGATTATTATCAAATCCTTTAATTTATCGTAATTCTTCAAATGTTATTATTAATCCTTCAGGTAGTGGAAATATAGTTTTAGGTTCATCTGGGGTTGGTTGTTGGAGTGATTTAGATGATATTACGAATGCTTCAATTGTTGTTAATTTAAATAAAATGTCAAAAATTGAATATATTATAACTCAAGGATTAAAATATTTTAGGGTTTATTTTAGTAAAACTGATAATGATACTAGTTCATATGAAGAGATATTATATAAGGATACAGAAATAGTTTCTAATAATAATAGAATATATTTTACGGCTTCTAGTTTTGATGGTATTACTAAATTTAATAATTTAATTACTTCTGATGGGCAATCTATTTTTGCTAAATTTATTAAAATTATTCCAGTTAAGTCAGATGAATCACTTATAAAACCAACTTCTAATTCTAATCCTGCTTCTACTGCAACACCTTTTGATAATACAATTGGTCCTAATGGTGTTAAAATAGAAATTATGGGATATGCAAATGATAGTAAAATTAATCAAGGAGGGGAATCATTAATTGGTTCTTCTAAATTTTATAATATTAATGGTGATCAAATTACTAATAATTGGATTTCAGAAGCTTCTAATAAAGACCCTAGATTAAGAATTGTTTTTGAGGAAAATGGAGTTATTGTTCCTAAAACAATTTATAGTTTTAAGTTTAGTTCTGGTGATAACAGTAGTTCTTCTCAACAATGGGTTAAAGAATTTTCAGTTAATTATTTACATAATAAATCAAAAGTAAGTGATACAATTTATAATATTAAAGGTAATACTAATTGTGGTAAAAATGAATATCAATATTATTTTGAAACTCCTGTCATTGCTACAGAACTAATTATTAGACCAACTCAAATGAATTTATTAGATAAACCTGCTGAAATGAAAATAACTGATATTCTAGGTTCTCAAATATCACAAGTTCAAGAAAAGGTTTTACTAGATAAAAGCAAACAAAAATATTGTTCAGCTGAGAATCCTGATGGTTGTGGTTCAGTATCTGATTTATTAGGAAAACAAAGCGAAATTCAACAATTATGTGATGCTCTTGAATTACAAGACCAAATTAAAGAAAATAACCAAAGAATTCAAAAAAATCGTCAATATATTATGCAGCTAGAAGACCACGATAAAAAAATTGCTAATTTAGAAGAAGTCGTTGATAAAATGAAACATTTAAGAGCCTTAAGACAAAAAGCAACTGATTCTCAAATGATAGACCAAAAAGCTACTCAATCAGCAACTGATAAGCAATTACAAGAATTAGTTGAAGAAAGAAAGAAATCACAAAGTCAATTTAATGTTAAACTCAATATCCAACCAGGTTCTCTAGCTGGTTTAGAAACTTTAGTTCAAAATGTTCAAGCCTCAAAAGGTATTAATACAGGAAATGATACAGCAACAACTCCTTTAAACACAAGCACACCTGCTAAGGTTGAAGGTTTTACTAATTATAATTCAAATTATAATTCACAAATGAGTAATAATTCTATTAATAATATTCTTAATAATATCCCTCAAGACCCTTTTAATAATAGATGGTTAGATCATAAATTTAAACTTAAAATGGATGAAAAAACATCACAC